TGAAATGCTTTCTGCATTTACGGTTAGGCTACATTCTTCTGATATGCGACTAACGGGATTGAGAAATTGATTGACTATTTCTTTTTTGTTCAGCTTTAGTATCATTTTCAGTCCTTTGATTTCGTGTATTTTTTCCTAGTTTTATGTTTTGGAGATTGAGTATGCTTAATTGTCTTTTTATGAGATGCAAATCTTCAGTCAATTGATTTATAAGATTTTGATGTTTTTCCAATTCGTCGTTTTGTTCTAAAATGCATCTTGTTGCTTTGGCTTTAAAATCCACCTCATTCAATTTATGCCATGAAGCGGTTTCATGTAATCGCTTTAAATTCATTATCTTGTCCTTTGATTTTTTTAGCGATACGTTTTTGATGCATATTAGATTTAACAAATTGCATCGTTTCTCTTATATTTGACATAAAAGCATTTATAAGTTTAATGGAAGTTTCAATATTATCTAATCGTTCATCAAAATGCCGTATCACATCCCCAACATTACCGAAATTTTGAATTACTTGTTTTACAAAATTGAATTCCATTTGATTATCTAAAGGCTTATGATTAGATTCTGATGTGTGTTCACTTAAAGATAATATGCGTTCAACCTGCCTTCGTGGTGGATAATATGTATTATCACTTTCAGGTACTTCCGCTTCCGCTTCCGCTTCCACTCCAATTCTCGATTCTTCTTCCAAAAGTCGTGCAAGTTGTTCGTTCGTAAGTGGCAAAGCAGATCGAGGAATTTCAGGTATTGTGGGTTTTCCTCCGGATTGTTGTATTATTGGTGATTCTGTTGACGCCATTGGTTGGTGGTGCACATTAACTCCCCCAGGGCGAGGATTTAGTGCAAGACGCCCATCATTTCCTATAGCTTTGGTAAAAACCACACGAGGATCTGGATTACCATTCTTAAATAAATTTCGGCGATCTCCTGGTGTGGTGCTTTGTACAATATCAGTTAATCCGCCACCGATATATTGTGCCATATCACCTAAAGCTTCAAGATCATCTTTTCTAATTTTTCCGGGTGGATTGCCGTTCATTTTATTTTTTACCTGTGTTAGCAATGTACTGATAAAATTCATGTCTACTCAAATTTGTATTATCCAGAAAAACACCAGATAATTTACTTGTTTTCATTTCGCATCCATCATGTTTGATGCCTCGCAGCCACGCACATGTATGTGTGGCACTAATCATTACAGCAACCCCTAAGTTATTCGTAGCTATTTTATTGATTGCATCATGTATTTGCATTGTTAATGATTCTTGAACTTGGGGCCGACGACTATAAAATTCAACTATACGGTTTAATTTACTCAAACCAATCACTTTTCCGTTTTTATGTGGAATATATGCGACATGAGCAGATCCTATGAAAGGCAAATGATGATGTGAACACATACTTTTGACAGGTATCCCACCCTCAAACACCAACCCATCATAATGTTCGTTATTTTCAAATGCTGTAATTTGAGGAGTGTTTTCATAACATCCCTTAAATAGATCATTAACGAAAGATTTGGCAACTCTCATTGGAGTGTCTGCACTATGTGGATCCGTGCGCCATTCGAATTTTAATGCATCCATAAATTTTTCATACGCACAAGCAGCGCTTTTAATGATCTCTTGCAATTCTTCTTGTGTGCGTGGAATGCTATCATTTGCTTTTTTAAGTTTACTCATATAAAAATTTTTTTCCATGTTAAGTTTTAACCCATTCTAAGAGATAAAAATCTTAGAATGGGTTAAAATATTTAAAGATTATCTAACCCATCGAGCAGGCTTTTTAATTTTTCGTCTGATGATGTGCTTTTATTTTCCTTTTTGGCAATTTTTTCCGTTTCCATTTTTGATGATTCTTGCGAAGGTTCCGCCTCTAAATTATCACCAATAGATGATGAATTATTTGGTGTTTTTTCATTACTAGTTTTTGTATATGCTTCGGGTATTTTTGCTCCTTCACATAAAATATGTTCGGTAATAATTGAATTCAACTCAGTTTCACTTTTCATTTCAAGAATCTTTGTGAGATCAAAAATACTTTTATAAACTTCTTGGATTTTGTTGGCATCCATATTGGGAATTGCACCTGGTGCAGTGAATCTCGAATTATTATAATTCGTGAATTTACGATTGCCTTCAGATGCATTCTCTACTTTAATCTTAAAGTTACAACCGTTTTCAGTCAGATCGTATATACGTGTACCAAATTCATCCGAATCATCACCTTCAGTTGCTTGAAGAATTTTATCATAAATGCGTTTTCCGAATCTTAGTATTTTTACAGTGCCTTCGTTTTCCGCATTCGTGGGGTCATTAATAATATATATGTTGACTAAATGTTTATCATGAGCACGAATCATATATGCCAAATTCCTATCAGTTTCTACTTTTGTCTTATATAATTTAAATCTAAGCTCGCAAATAGGGCACCGTTCACCGAACGATCTAGGACATGTAGCATCAACATATTGGCCGGTAGAAAGACTGGTAAATCCGTGATGGGCGTAATGGAAAAATGTTGATTTTGGGTCAGAGATATTAGGAATAAATCGCCCTAAATATGTCTTTCCAGGTTCCGTTCTTAAAAAATTACGAAACGAAGAATCTCCTGTTGTCGATGTTGAATTTAATGATTCTTTGATGCTTTCGAACATGCTTTTAATTTGATCTGAATTTGTACCAATACTCATAATTTGCTCCTTAATTTCATTTAATAGTATATCATATTATTAACGTTTATCACGCGTTTATTTTATTATTTATTACTTGATTTATGCATTTTATCCCGTCTTTTACCAATTGATTAGCAATTTTAGATTGCAAGTATTTAGATTTGTAACCTAAATAATATTTTCCAAAATCGCCTAGAAATAATTCTCGTTCATCATCGGGAGTTTTTTCTATGATAGTATTTATTTCTGAAAATTCCATTAGCACATAGATAGATATTTCATGGCGTTTAACTAATTTCATCCATTCATACGTAAGACCCGTTTTAAATGTGGGAAATTTATTAATTGATATGTTGTTTTTAATGCAAAAAGATCCGAGTGTTTTTAATGATTTTCTGATACATTCTAGCTGTTCATCACTATCAGGTGGCATTTCTTGTATTTGCTTCATATATAAACTATATGCAGCTACCGCGCCCATTCCTGCATAGTATTCTAATGTAAAATGCTCAGCACTAGGATATACTTTATATGGGGCTAAAAAATAATCTTCTTGTGATATGTGTGGGTATTTAAAAAGTAAATTACCAATGCGTTTAAGATTCATTAAAATCGAATCATTTATTTCTGAAAAATCCTTTCGAGGAGTAAACGGCTTGTTTTCAGACATCCTGGTAACTCTCAAATATGTATTATAAATTTTTTTTTCTGAATTTGTTATCACGTTTTAACGCTCCCGATACGACTTTTGATTCACATAGGGTTGGGTATTTTTCCATTAAATGTCTAACCAAATATTGGAAACTATCCAATTCGGCTATTTTCATAAAACATTTGCGAAATCGTTTATCATTTACCAATAATATTAACATTTTGGCTTGATTGGTTTTTTTATTTTGAAGAATGGATAATAATGAACCCATTTTTAAAATAATCATATCCAATTCACGATCAGTTATATCATGAACATGATCTTGTGCCATATCAAATTCTTCTAAATGTATTCTATTCATATAGGTTTAAGTGTTTTCGTAAAATTTAAAAACTCGCTAGTTATAACACCCCCTGCCGAATATTCATGTCCGCCGCCGTCTGCATAGTCTTTTGCGAATACATCTAATCTCATAGTACCGGTTTTCGGTCTCCTAAAACTTATATGCTTTGTTTTAAGGTTAACTATAGCGGTCATGTCTGCTTCATATTCTTTTAATAAATAATCTGATATATCATTTGGACTTTGTCCGTTGATAAATGTCGCAACAATTAAACGTGACTCACCGTCAACATCTGCATATATGCCACGAAACACTTTCAAAGATTTTATCGTCTCGATTAAATGGGTTTCGTATATTTTGAATATTGCATTTTGTTCTTTGGTAAATTCTTTAAATCCATTAGAATAGTTTTCTAAAAAAGATTTGAATGATTTTTGCGTATTCCAGAAAATTACATTCAGCATTCGGGATTCTATAAGCTCATTAGTATATGAATCATAATCATTTCCATATATAATAAGTTTTTTTTGTTCATTAGTAAATTTAGTATTATATAATTTTTTAAATACTCTGTATGCCAGTAAACATGCTGATGGATATTCTTTAACCAATGCCACGGCTTTTTCATATTTCATATGATCTACGTGGGTTTTATGATGATCTATGATTATAACATTTTTTTTATCTATAATATCTTTTTGATCAGATACATCCAAATCAAGAAAAAATACCTTTTCATAATCCAAAAAATCGTGCTTTAACCTCCATTGTTGGAATTCATATCTGAAATCAATTCCGGTAAGGGCTTCACATTCAATTTTATATCCCGGATGGGCCCATTTGGTTACGAGATAAGAGATTGCACCATCCAAATCATAATGTGTAAAGCAAAATATTTTTTTATTCGTCATAATGATATTTATTATTATTATTTCGATGTCAACGTTTTTTTGGTGCTCGTTATACGTTGTAATACATCATCAGTGGCTTGTATTGAATCAGTATTGCTAAACACATCCCCCATTTCATCAATAGCTAATGTATCATAATCTAATTTAAATGCGCATGTTCCAAAATTTACACCAAAACGACTTTTCCGCACACCCATATTTAGTATACCCAGTTCCTTTTCTGCTGGTGTTTGCCATAAAGAAAACGAAGCATCTGCTGTTTGAGGAATGCCCATACTTTCTCCAGATTTATCCAAATCTGGATTCGTTTCACTGAACCCCATTCGATTCATTTGTCCGGCAGAGATCCAAGGACATTTAAAATTTTGCGGATATGATAAAGATCTTACTTGCTCTGCAACAGCTTTTCCGTCTTCATACATAGATCCTGTATGGTTTATTGCGAGTAATAATGTTAAATAATCTAAAACTACAGCATCCGGTTCAATTTTATATTTTTGTTTAAGTTTCTTGAGAAACGCTTTAAGATGATTGCCTGTTATGGCACTAGGCGGAAATTCTTTAATAATTAATTTGGCTGATGGATTGGCATCTTTAAATTTATTAAGATATTTGCGCAACCCCTCCGCTTCATCCTTTAACAATGCAAACGGAATGCGCGACAACTGCGAGCTTATGCGTTTCGCATATAAAGTCTCGGGCATTTCTAAAGTAAATAGAACGACAGTTTTCCCTTGTAATAATAATTTTGCTGCTAAATTACCAAGAACTATTGATTTACCTACATTAGTTCCACCCATGAACATATATAATGCGCGCCCATCCTCCAACCACCCACCACCAAGCATCCTGTCCAACCAAGCATATCCTGTTGAAATATAATTATCGACTATGGTTAAATTTGATATGTGTTCATCAACATTATTGAAATAATCAAAACCTAAATTATCAACCAGACTTATATTACATGCGTTTTCAAATAATTGAAATATTTCATCAGTATTTTTTGTTGCATTGTCATCTGTGAAATTATTAACAGTGGTCTTGACTGCGAGGTAGACGGCCTTTTCCTTAATAAATTGTTCGGTGTTTGCGATAAGTTCATCAAAATTATATTCCGAATCAAGAGTTTTAAATTTCCCTACAACATCACGGTATGAACTCTTCAAATCTTCAGTTACCAAATATGTTTTGATTTCCGTGGTGTTGGGTAATGTTTCGCGTGATCGATAAAAATTAAATATAATATTTAAATATGCGCGTATATGAAGATTGTTTAAATATTCTAACTCAAGGCAATCGATAACTGTTGCAATATATAAATCATCTATGGTGCACTTAAGAGCAATAACATATTCGAATAGATCATAGTCTAATTTTTTTTGATGATTTGGCATTCATTACGATCCTAATTTAATACTTTCCATAAATTTTTGTTTTTCTTCATTTTCCGACATTATCCATTTGTCATACATACCTATGGTATTTATAAAGCAATTTACACGTTCTTCGACATTGCCTGATAATCGTATAGGTATTAATTTATATGACTCCATATATTCTTCGAATAATTCAGCAACTCTATCACGAAATTCTAAATTTTCGCTTCTTATTCCATCATGAATTATAGGAAATTCGGGGGCAATATAAAAATAAATATCATATCGAATTTTTTCAAAAAGCATCTCAGCTATTTGTAATGTATTTTTTTTCACTTGTCCATTTTCATATAAATAAGCAGTATAAACCAGACAATCTAGCATGCATCTATCTAAAATTGTGTTCGGTATAGTCGCATATTCCATCATTTTAGATAATACCAATAATTGGGTTTCATCTGAACCATATTCATTAATTCTGATTCCTGTCTTTTTAATATCCCTGAGGATTTCCCCTTTAAATGCAAATCGTTTAGATAATGTAGGAATATCTTTCAATGCATTGATGATGGTGCTTTTACCT